AAGTAATTGGTTCGTATGTGCCTATGAAAGAAATGGGAGGAGGATCAGGATTAAAATATGCTGCTTCTACTATTGCATATCTTTCTAAGAAGAAAGTAAGAGATGGTACTGATATTACTGGGATTATTATTAAAGCTAAAATGTTTAAGTCAAGAATTGCTAAAGAAAATGCAGTGGTTGAAGTTCTTTTAACATATAATAAAGGCCTCGATAGATATTACGGATTGTTAGAGTTCGGTGAGAAGCACGGTATCTTTACTAAAGCTGGCAATCGATATGAAATAGGTGAATCAAAATTATATGCTAAACAAATTCTTAGTAACCCTGAGAAGCATTTTACTAAAGATATAATGGAACGATTGGATGCAGCTGCATTGAAAGAATTTAGTTATGGTGTCGAGTCTGAATCTAAGGAAATAGAACCAGCGTAATGTATACAGATATTGAGGGATTTATATCAAAAGCCGAGAGTAATGATATAATTGCTTTGGCCAAGAGTCTTGAAGAAGTTCCATCAAAATATGTAACTAACCATTGTATAATTAATGGAGAGTTAGTATTGGAGGATCATTATGATGAAAAAATATGTAAATCATCATATTTTCAATTACCCAGCGATCATCCTATAAACGATAAAATATGGGTTATCGGCTCGGAGTTTGCTAAGCAACATAAAATTGATGTAAATATATTTACCTGGAGTGCGTGTGTAAAATATACGGCTGGTTGTCATTTTACTTGGCATGTAGATGCTTTTAATGAAACTGATAAGTTATCGTGTGGGATTCAACTTAGTGATTCAAATGATTATGAAGGGGGAGAGTTACAATTTGGAGAAGATTTGGAAGGACATAGCCAAACAACTAGTCAGGACATTTATAAAGATTGGGAGCTAACTCAAAAGTCTGTTACTCCTGTTTATACAGCAAGTAAAGTTTTAGGTACTGTATCATTATATCATTCTGCTATGTATCATAGAGTTACTCCTGTAATCAGTGGGTGTCGATGGGCTTTATTGTCCTGGTTTCGATATTGTGAAGATGGTAACGATCCATATTATGCTGGAGAAAACGAAAGTAGCGATAAAATTACATGGTCTGATGGATAAATAATGTTTCCATTGTATAAAATATGGGCAGGTGAATTTAGTAAAAATGATTGTGATCAAGTTATTAGCAGAGCACAAAAACTTTTTACACATCAAGCAGGAATTACTCAAGGTGAACAGCATGATGTAACAGATATTGAAAAAAGGTCAGGTGAGGTTCGTTGGATAGAAAGAGATAATAAGCACGGTCTTAATGATCTTTTTCCTATGCTAGATAAATATTTTAAGTTAGCAAATTTGCATTTTGGATTTAATCTAACGCTTTTTGATGCATTTCAATTTGCTAGGTATGATCAAGGTGATCATTATGCTTGGCATCCAGATTGGTTCTTAGAGACAAGAAATAATCATCAAAGAAAACTTTCACTAACCATGCAGTTAACAGACCCATCACAGTATGATGGAGGAGATTTTCAATTTCACGAATTGGGCGATCGTCCAGATGAACAAGAGTTAAGAGCACAAGGAACAATTTTAATATTTCCAAGTTATTTGGTACATAGAATAACATCAGTAACAAGAGGATCCCGACATTCACTTGTAGCTTGGTATGATGGACCGGAATTTAGATAATGATAGAACAAAAAATTATTGAGGGTTTGTTTATTAATGAAGATTATTTACGAAAGGTAATTCCCTATTTACAGGAAACATATTTCCGAGGGTTCAATGAAAAAATAATTTTTAAGCTAGTCATAGATTATGTAGAGAAATATAATAGGTGTCCTAATATTGAATCTCTTAAGGTAGATTTGAATAACAAATCAGACTTATCGGAAGATCAATATAGTGAATGTTCTAAATATCTTTCGGGTATTGTACCTGATAGCATGGATATAGATTGGCTAATCAACGAAACAGAAAAATTCTGTCAAGATCAAGCAATCTATAATGCAATAATGGAGTCTATTCAAATCCTTGATGGAAAAACGAAGACTTCAAAGGGTGCAATACCTAATTTATTGACCGATGCTCTCTCAGTAAGTTTTGATCCTCATATTGGCCATGATTTCATAGAAGATGCAGATAGTAGATATCAATACTATCATTTAAAAGAACATAAACTTCCATTTAATTTAGATTACTTTAATAAGATCACGCAAGGTGGTTTATCGAAGAAAACATTGAACATTTGTCTTGCTGGTACCGGTGTTGGTAAGTCGTTGTTTATGTGTCATTGTGCAGCATCTAATATGATGGACGGAAAGAATGTATTATACATTACAATGGAAATGGCTGAAGAAAAAATAGCCGAAAGAATAGATGCTAATCTTATGGGAGTTTCTCTTGATGAGTTGTCTGTTCTTCCTAAAGATGCATATGATAAGAAACTAAATAGAATTAAAGATAAGACTGCCGGTAGACTTATAATAAAAGAATATCCTACCGCAGGTGCTGGAGTCAATCATTTCAGGCATCTATTAAATGAGTTAAAAATTAAAAGGAACTTTGTTCCTAATATCATTTATATTGATTACTTGAATATATGTATGTCATCGAGGATTAAATATGGTGCGAGCGTTAATTCATATACCTATATTAAAGCAATTGCAGAAGAATTGCGTGGTCTTGCAGTCGAATATTCATTACCAATATTATCCGCAACACAAACCACAAGAGCAGCGTTTACCTCGTCCGATATTGGACTAGAAGATACGTCTGAGAGTTTTGGGTTGCCTGCTACAGCCGATTTTATGTTTGCAATTATTAGTACAGAGGAATTGGATCAACTTAATCAATATCAAGTTAAACAATTAAAGAATCGTTATAGTGATCCTGGAATGTATAGAAGATTTATGATAGGTGTAGATAAAGGACGAATGAAACTATTCGATGTAGAACAAACAGCTCAAGATGATATTATAAATGATGACACTCCAGTTTTCGACAATACAACGACTGGTGAAACATTAGGTCGTCGAGAACTATTTAAGGATTTTAAGTAATGGAATTGTTTAAGAGTCAAGGTTACAAAGTAGAAAAAAAACAAAAGAAATGGAACATAAAAGAAAATGCAACAAATCAGTTTTTAGGTTCTTATGAATATGTAAAACAAGCTAATGATCATGCAAGACAATTTAATTTAGGTAAAGGTTTTGGTGGTTGGACTCCTAGTTTTATGTTACGAAGGTTAGCAACTTTTTATGGGACGTATGATGAAGAGCAATGAAAATATTAATAACAGGAACGACGTCGGGTATAGGAGCAGCCACTGTTAAATTATTAAAATTACAATATCACGATGTAATTGAATTAAATAGAAGTGAGCTTGATTTAACTGTCTCACAAGCAGTAGTTAATTATAATTTACCAGAGATTGATTGTTTAATTAATAATGCTGGTGGTAAAGGGCGAACTGATCAAGATACTGTAAATCTTAATTTTTTGTCTCCAGTGATTTTAGCACGAAAAGCATATCAACAAAATCCTAATGTAATAATCGTCAATGTAACAAGTAGTTACGTTAACAAATATTGGGGTAATGATTTAATGTATAGTGTTAGTAAGAAAGCTCTTGCTGCATTTAGATTAGATATGAGAGTTGATCATCCAAATGCTATGATAATTGAAATTCGACCAGGCCTTACTAGACAAAAGTATGATAATGATGGAGACGTCTTAGATATATTTAATGACTGGAGAAGAGAAAATCCGGATATTACTTTCATGGCACCTGAAGATGTTGCAAATGCTATTTCACAAGCCATACAAAAAAGAAAACCATCGGTATATGTTGTAATGCCACCAGGCCATACTATATAATGAAATATTTTACTGAGCCTCTTTATCATTGGCATTTTGAATTAAGTAGTAAATGCACATTAAAATGTCCTCGGTGTCCTAGAACAGAGTTTCCAACCAATCCAAATCTTAATAAGGATTTAGATTTAGATTTTATTCAAAAGGTATTAACACCAAAACGTTTAAATGAAGAAGCTAGGCGTATTATGTTTTGTGGTGACATAGGCGACTCAATATACGCTAAAGATTTTTTAGAAATATGTCAGTATATTAAGCAAACCAATCCTAAAATTCACTTATACTTGATAACCAATGGAAGTTATAAAAAACCAGAATGGTGGAGAAAATTTGCTAGTATTTGTAATTCATATGATACAATTAATTTTAGCGTTGATGGCTATGATCAAGAGTCAAATAATATGTATAGAGTGAATAGTAAATTTGATACCATCATGGATGGTATGAAAATTATGGGCAAAGAGAGTAGTGCGTTTGTTAATTGGGCTTTGATAGTTTTTAAATTTAATCAAGATCACTTGCAATTAGTGGAACAGATGGCCAAAGATAATGGTTGTGATGGATTACAGATAACAAAGAGTACGAAGTTTGGAAGTAAGTACCAAGCATATAATATGGCTAATGATCCTACTGGTACATCGGTCGATCCATTAGAGCCAGACAGTAAGCATGTAAGTGAAACAGAAAGATATGTGCGTAGTTATATTCCTTTGACTGAACGTAGGTTAGATAATACAGAATACTTAGCATTGAATATGAAATTATTCTATAAAATAAAAAGTAAATATGATAAGTTTATAACCCCAATGTGTTTGATTGGTAATAGAGGAATATTTATAAATGCGATAGGGAATTTATATCCATGTAGTTGGGTTAGTTTTCCATATGATCAAATAGGAACAGAAAGAAAGATAATTAATTATAAAGATAGTTTTTTTGCTAAGTACGCTGATAAAGTAAATTTATTTAAGAGATCGTTTGAAGAAGTTATAAACGATGATGTGTGGGAACATTTATTTGGTAGTTTTAATGATCCTGCGAAAGCATGGGTAGAATGTGAGAAAAAATGTCACAAGTCATTAGTTGATTTTGATTATGCAGTAGGGTATGAAACTAATTAGTTGACTGTTGACTGAAAATATGGTATTATATTAATAGTTGAAGGAGTATCATATATGCATGTATCTGTAAAAGGTGCAAAGAATCGTATGTTGGCCAAATGGCTTCGTATTGCTGCGATTTTTTATGCTAATGAGCTAATGCATGCAAATCTTGTCAAAAATCTAAATTTGAAAATTACTCTTCGATCTCCGGACAAAAATTTTACAGATAAAGGATCGTGTGAGTGGGATGAGACTGATGGTCCTCCAAACCCTAGATATTTTACAATTGTACTTGCTAGGGGTAAGAGTGAAAGGGAATATTTCCGTACATTAGCTCATGAAATGGTACATCTAAGACAATATGCTAAAAATGAGATGACTGGATTAATGACCGGAAATCATCTTCATCTTTGGAAGGGAGCTGTCTATAAATTGAATAGTTCCTTATCACCTAAAAAAATTGAAGAAAATCAATTTCAATTGCAATGTGATGGTTCTGATTATTTTTATCTTCCGTGGGAAATAGAAGCATATGGTCTTGAGGTAGGCTTATTTTCATATTTTCGGAAATTTGTAAGTAGTTGTTTTAAGTACGACTTTAATCAAGTTTTAAAACAAATAAAAAAATGAAGTATCTAATTGAAAATAGGAGTTTAATTGACACTACTCTCGAGCCATTACAATTATATTTTAATATAAGAGATAATGCATTGGGAAAACAGTGGCAAGAGGTATTAATAAAAAATTTCTTTAGTAAAGATAGTTTAATGCCAGAAGATCACCCAGTAGATAAACTTGAATCACATTGGGGTATACCAAAGCACCCAAGAAGTATAGCTGTAATGTGTGATGCGATTAATCTTGGAATTAAGATTATCAATGAGGAGATAAGGCCAAAGGGCTATCCTCGAATTGATTTAGATTTTTCTGTTAGTCTTTTAGAAACTAATGCATTTAGAGATTTAATGAACGAAGCTCATTTCCATTTTGAAACACTAGTAGGTCAGAAATGGGATGTAGGTAAGTGGTTTAATAATGCGTCAGAACGAGGTAAGTGGGCTATAATGGAATTAAATACGAATATTCATCAAATAGAAAGTTATTTTGATGGTATGTTCGAGGATGAACAGGGAGAGTTATATTTTGATGATTGGGAACTTAGGTGGAAAGATTGGCCATTATATAATGGAGGGACTGAAACACCTGATATTAAAGATGCAATAATGTTAGCAGTATCCTACAACTGTATGGATTTTTTAACTAAGACACACCCACGACATAATCAATTTAAAGAATTAGAAAAAAATAGTATATCTTATGATTCGTATAAATGTTATTATGAGGGGTTACCATGGGGATCTGTCACACTTAATTATGCTCAAACTGGTAAGCCATATTTTGACGCATTTAAAGACCAAGATAAGGTTGTTTCCAGAGAGAACATAACAGGGTGTCGTTATATTACAGGGGAAACATTTATTCATTTTGTCCTCAATACTGATAAGACAGCAGTTGAAGATGCTTACAGAAAATGGATAGTAGAAAACAATTTTGATCTAAATGATATTACACAAGGCTATTGGCCACTTATTGTTGCTGATATTGATAGACAATCAATTATACCAAAGTATGGTACTACAGATGAAGAAGTGCATGCAATGTTATTAAAATATCACGATATAACTAATGTAGCATTATGTGATGATGATTATAATATTATAATGGCACGTGATTATAGTTGGTATACGTGGAAAGATCAATATAATGCAATGAAAGCGATGTTTAAGTAATGGATTTATTCCCTGAAGCACAGATGTTTTTGGATGGAATGTACGTCGCAAAAAAACATAGGGTTATTGAAGAATATACACAGGTATTTCTTAGAACTTATAGGTTGACTGGAGATGCAAAATATAGTAAAAATAATGCACTGAAAGAAGCCTTGCATGAGCGAGACACAGAAATTATGGAGATTGATATCTAATGTATAAACCACGTGGACCACAAAAACCAGCTTTCCGAAAAGAAACCTTGGAAGGTCTCTCTATTAATAAATTAATCAATTTCTTTGAAGAATGTCAAAGAGAATTAAATGACGCAGGGTACGAAGACTCTGCTTTTTATTTCGAGCAATTACAAGAATATTTTAGAAATGGCTATAAACCTAGAATGGGATTGGCCGCTGCTCATAGGGTGTTAGGTCTATAAATATCTCCGAAAGGAGATATGATGCCCACTAATGATAATCGACCGAAAAAAGAAAAAGCATGGGAAAGACATGAAAGACGTGTAGCTGCTTATATCAATGAACTTCTTCCTCCAGGCTGGAAAGCCTCACGACCTGTCGCTTCGGTGAAATATTCAGATGTAAAAATAATCCCTCCGCGAGGATCCAGGCTGCCCGACACGTGGGTCGAAGTTAAAATGAGTCATTCTGATAACTTATTCAATGCCCGCCCAAGTTATATAGGCGGTAAATTTGTTTATACAACAGTAGATTCTGCAGTTAAAGAATTTGTAATTGAGGAAATGTCAACGAATTCTCAAGTTACACGGTTTATCATTAATCTTGGAAAATTTTTGGGAAGAGATAATTTCGATATTCTCTCAACTCAGCCTGGGTCTTTACCAAACTTTAAAAGTAATGCTGGCAGACTTAAACTTGCAAACGAGGAAACTATACAAGCATATAATGCAGGACTTAAATGGAGTAGTGTTAAAAGAACAGATCCGCGTCCTGTAGTTAGTTGGTATGAATTTAAAGATTTCTTTACAAAACACCCAGGTGGCCAGACTTTTGCTGATCTTCTACCAGCTGGTTCTACTAGAAAATTTACAGAAAAAGCAACAACACATTATAATGAAGGAAAAGCTACACCTGTTCATTATATTCAAACAGGAAATGATTTTTATGGGATGGGAGCTGGGGATCCATTGGAACTTGGTATACCAATATGGAACGCTAAAGGTAATTTTAAAATTAGAATAGCGCTTGGAAAACCCAGGGGTAGTCGAACAGAGATAATGCCTGAGTTAAAAGCAGAATCTGTTGTATACACATCAAACTTTAGCTGTGACCCTCGTAGAAAGAACAGTAAGAGGAATCCATTCGAAATATTAGGAGATTCGCAGAACTCAGCGATAAATTAATTTGTAACCCATTGATTTTACAGGAAACAGGGGTGTTGACCGGTGCCCGGGGACATGCGATAATAAAGTATGAGAAAAGATAACGGTCATATGGATCATTTTGAAGACCGGATTGTTCTTGCTAAGAAGAATCCTATCCAATGGATCGATGACATTGTCAATAATAAGGTTACATGGTCTCGTAAATGGGATGGTGCTCCTTCGATCTTTGTTGGTCGGGATGAGGATGGCATCTATATTGCGAAGAAAAGCATCTTCAATAAAAATCGGAAAGTATATTGTTCTGTAAAAGATATAGAGAACGATATTGATAAAAAGGCCTTGCGGCAGAAGTTCAACCACGTGCTTATGGTTATGCAAGACTGTGATTTGTCATCTGGAGATCTCGTACAGGGTGATTTGTTATTCACACGAGATGATCTGAAGACCTTAAGCAATGGGGAAACTCAATTCCAAGCGAACACGATCGTATATCAAACGAAACTTGATTTGAGCAAAGCACATATTGGGATTGTTTGGCACACAAAATATATTGCTGGGCAGGCTCATTATGGGCATGACATCAAATCAATGATTGGACAGCCCTATGGGTTGTTCCAGTTTAATGCTGATGACGAAATTGATATTCTTGATGACAAGACGAAACATCTTCTTCGGTATATGAAGAAAGAGTATAATCAGGAGAAGAAGGATTTTAATCTCGATCCTCTGACAGTTGATTTGTGGGTATCATTTATTAACTATCGAATTAAGAACGATGTGTTTAACGTAAATGGTAACGTTGATGGATTTGCTGAATATGTCGTAGAGCATATGAAATTAGCCGTTGATCAGGTTAAGAAGGAAGAAACAAAACAAAAACGGATTAATCTTTACACTCCTGTTTTCAAAGATTTGCATCAGATGGTTGCTGTAGATAAATTGCATTCTATCTTATATCAAATGAAGTTAGTAATATTGGAAAGCCTAAATAGCTGCAGCAGTATTGACACATACCTGAAAACATCCGATGGGTTACGACCTACAGGACATGAAGGGTATGTCGCTATCAATGAGCATGGCATCGATGCTGTAAAGATAGTTGACAGGCAAGAATTTAGTTATGCTAATTTCAGTCCTGATGTAATCAAAGGATGGACGAAAAATTAAAGGAGATCTATTATGAGTATACCTGTTGCTTCAATGCATGACGACGTGAGAGAAGGTTATTTATCGAAGGCTGAAATTCAGGTTGAGTCCGACCCAGCATGGACTCATCCAGTAGCCGGCCGCGATGCCGTACGGCTTGCTTATATTCTTTGGAATGAAGCTGGCAATGCGGATTTATGGGAAGAGGCTCGGGCAAATTACCGAGGCTGATCTTAAATAACATTTTGTAGAGAGGGCGCATTGCGCCCTCTCTTTTTATAAATAATCGTGCCCAGTAAGTCTAAGGAAAACCTGGAATGACGAAAAACAAAACAGCCGTCCTGGCTTTTGGAAGAATGAATCCTCCAACAACAGGACATGAGAAGCTAATAAACAAGACTCATCAAGTTGCAAAACAACATGGTGGTACGGCTCACGTTGTAGCCTCACATTCACACGACAACGATAAAAACCCCCTTCCACAAGACAAGAAACTAGGGTACCTCAGGAAAGTAGCTCATCCTGATGTTAAAGTTTCTGGTTCGTCTACAGAACATCCTTCGATTTTGCATCATGCTTCAAAGCTACATGCTGCTGGGCACTCTCATCTTGTTGTTGTAGCAGGAGGAGGGAGAGAAAAAGAATTCCATAAAACATTAAACCAATATAATGGTAAAAAAGGTGCTCATGGGCACTATAACTTTAAATCGATTAAAGTAGTATCGTCCGGCAAGAGGGATCCAGATGCAGAAGGTACTGAAGGTATATCTGGTACAAAGATGAGAGACTATGCACGTTCTGGACAACATGATAAGTTTAAACAAGGCCTACCAAAAGCATTGCACCCACATGCAAAAGAGATACATGGTCACGTAGCAGGAGGTTCTCAGTTGAAAGAAAATATTAAAGCTATACTTATATCTGAAGCCAAAAGAAAAAGTACTAGAGGCAATTATAGTGATGAACACGCGACTGCAAATGTATGGAACCATATGACAAAACTAGGCATTGCTCACAACAAAAAGAAAATGCATGCGGAGCTTGGTAAAGCTGCTAAAGATGAAAATCATCCTTTACATCCTAAAAACGCTAAAGAAGGGTGGGTAGGTAAAAAGTTAGATAGCAGTGAACACAACCACGACCATCATCAACAAGAGCATAGAACTGCTGTCGACACAGTT